TTTTCTCTAATTTTTCAAAAATTTCTGAGTCTTCAAATTTAGACAAAATTCTTACTATCTCTGGACTAAGAATTGCCTGAAGTTCTATAAATTCTTGTCCTTCCCACCAGTCAATCCACCATAAAAGGTCATTAAAACCGAAAATTCCACATACTTGAATTTCAAAATCTTGTTTTTTCATTTCTTCTTCTGTATAGCCATATCTTAAGCTTACATAAGCATTATCAAGTTTATTAGCTAACATATAAGAACGTATATATTCATCAAAATCAGAAGAAGATGTAAATTTTTTTATTTCTCTCATTTAACAATCCTCCAATCTTTTTGCAAACTAATTATCCGAAGCCAATTCTATACCTAATAGTTCATCATACTTATGCGGCCTATCTGGTATAAATCTTCCAAATTTAATTATAACTTTCATTAATTCTGGTGCCACTGTTTTTTGAAGTTCTTTTATTTTATCTTTAATTTCTTCTGGATAATAACCAGTATAAATTATAATGTCTGGATAAGCCTTATATTCTATAAAAGCTCCCATTTGAAATAAAAAAACCAATAAAAGTAAATCATCAAATGTATCAAAGGGTTCAAGGCCGCCTATTGTGACTGCTTCTGTTATTGAGTTATTATAAAAACGATGAACTAAATCAGAGGGTTCAATTTCAATATTAGGAGCTTTGGCAAGCTCAGAATTTTGACATACTGGCTTGCCGCACTCTTTGTCACATTTAAAGCTGCAATTGCTTGTCCCGATAAACATTGAAGGTTTTTTATAATTTGTGAAGTCCTCATCAATAATATTTTTAACTAACATTAATTACACTCCTTTAATTAGCTTTATGTTTTATACGAATAGGATATTTTCTATTTTCTTTAAAAGTTAAACCTTTATTAATATTGGCAATAGTACCTTTACTAACTTTATAAATATTAGCTAATTCTTGATATGAAGTTAAAGTTGTTTCTAATAGATGTTTAATTTCATTGACCTATTCTATTGTTAATTTCTGACTTCCACGTTTTATACGAATAGGATATGTTTCATTAATTTGTTTATGAGTATATCCATGATTGATATCAGCAATAATTTTATCTGTTAAGTTATACTTCTTTGCTATTGCCCTATCAGTTAATTTATTATTTTTTAAATCAACGATTATTAATGGTACATCTTTATCTTTAACAATATTGCGTGGATTTGATTCTCCATACATAACATGATTTTCTCCACCTTCACTAATATTGTAACCATTAGGACTAAGTGTATTTAACTCTTGAATTAGTCTGCGTTCTTCATTATTAAAATTTTCAGTCCATTCTAAGATTTCAAAAGTAAAATTTTCTTCTCCGTATTTTGCTATAGCAAGATGAATAGGAAATTTATCCTATCCATGCTTTGCTTTTTGCTTATGCTCTGTCCATCTTCTATCGGGGTGGACAGTCTATCCAATATACATTTTTCCATTTATACAATTTGTAATTTTATAAATAGCTTTAATCATTATCCACCTATAACGTCAATCATATTACCAATATTATACCAATTTCTCTTTGAAAACTCAATTTTTCTATCCTTAGAATAATTTCTACTTGGTACTAAATATCCAACAATTCTCTGATAAGTATCTATTACCTTGCCACCACACTCTGGACAAATATTAGTTCCTACAAAGCCATGATGATTCTCGCATTCATTTATTTTAGTATTAAATGCAAAATAGATAACATTATTTTTAGCTAAATAATTTAACATTTTCCAAGCAGTTTCTTCGTTAGGAAATTCACTTTCAAGATTAATGTGAGCAATGACGCCGCCGCCACAACGTTTATCAAATAAACCACTTAATCTTACCTTTTCTTGAATTGTACATTTTGCGGCAAGAGGAATCCATTGATTAGATAAAATATCATGACACTTAGAACCACCGAAAAAGAGTCTATCTTTAGCGGCAAGTTTTACTGCTGCTGATTCACCGGGTACAGATTCCAAATTCATCTTATAATCTTTATCAGCAGTAAAGTTATCTTTATTCTTATTCATTGTATCAAATATTTTAGAAGCAAACATAATTCCTTCATCTGTGTAATATTTATTACCAAATTCATCTTCACGAATATAGCCATAAATATCCATTACTTCATAAAGACCTAAAAAGCCAACAGTACAGAAAAGCTTATCCATTTCCATACCGCCCTCTACAAAGTTTGGTAATAAACCTTTTTCAACATTACGTTGAATAATATGACGAACAACATCAAGAGCTTTCATATTTATATCTTGAATATAATTAAGTCTTTCAATGAAAGCATCTTGGTCATTTGGATATTCTAAAGCAATTGCTTCTAAATTCATAGTAGATACTTTTACAGAACCTATAGAAAGTGCAGTACCACCAATAGAATTTATAAATGGGTCTAATTGAGTTGTATCAGAAATTAATCTACAACAATTAGAAAGTGCACCGGCAGTCTCACTAATAAAGAAGTTAGCGTCATTCCATTTACGATTATGATTAGATGCCCATCTTGCAAATTCTTCATCAACAAATTTTCCATCTTTATAGATTAAAGAATATGTAAGAACGGGATATGTAAATAATTGAATACTTCTAGTTTCAGATACTACTTCCATAAAAATTTTCTGTGCTTTCATAATATCTTCAATATAATCTATTACAAAAGTACCGTCTGGATATTCTCTTCCACCAAAAAGTTCTTCAAGATATACTCTATCAAAAATACTCATATTTGAGAAAACAGTTTGAGTCTAATCTCTATAAAACTTTTGATTAAGTCTAAATATTAATTTCTAGTATGCTTGGCGTAAATAATAATCAGGATTTTTTAAATAATATCCCTCTTCAACGTCTTTTTTCCAGAAATAAAACATCCAAATAATAATGTCAGGAATTCCGCAAGCACCTGAACTTCTGTTTGACATGAAGCTAACATATTCAATAACATCATCAAGAAAAGTTTGTAAATGTTTCGGCGGCTCGTTGTTATAGTTATCAATAAAAAATAATCCATCTGTTGCGAGTCTGCTTAAATCATATGCAAAACAATAAGGTAAATATGTGCAAGAGGGAGCGTCATGCATATAAAGCCAAGGCCCAAACTCAAGGTCAATCCATTCTCTTGCTACTTTTATTCCATACTTTTTCTATAACTCATAAAAAATTTTATTATATGCCAAAAGCTTATCATGAGATTTACCTTTTTCTTTCATTAAAGATTGAATATCTTTACTTCCAACATTTGCATTTGCATCTATAGTATTGTCTGCTACATTTTTATTATCGGCAGTAAAATTGTCAATAAATGTTGTAAAATTTAACTATGAAGCATGAAGGCCATTAATTAACTCAAAGTCTTCACCATACTTTTCTACCGCTTTGTTAAAGGCCGTAGTAAAATTTTTACCTAATTTAACATTAATATTCAATTTAATTCACCTCTATTAATAAGTTCAGCAGCATCTTTGAAACCATATAAAGTACCATCTACTTCAAGGACTGGAACTGAATTAATATTTTTTTCTTTCATAATATTTGTATCTTTACAAATATTAAATTGAATATTTGCTTTTTCAAGTTTTTTTGTTAAAACTTGACACTTAGGACATCCTGTTGAATACAGTGTTACCATTTTAATCACTCCTTTACGTTTGAAAATCAATTATTTTATAAAAATAATTGTCTGTAATTATAAGTAATTTTAGTAAAATGAAACTCTATAAATTTCATTTATTCTAATTAAATTATACCAAACCGAAAAAGAAAAGTCAAGGTAAAAACCTTGACTTTTTATTAAATAATCTCTTCCCATTTTATCATTTCCTCTACTATACTATGTACATATGTATTACCTTTATATCTAGCAGCTAAATGTAAAACATTTTCTTTTTCATAATGAGGAATTTTCTTTTCATCTTTATATTTAAAATATATATGAGTTAAAGTATTTCTTAGCATATCATCATTAGTACCTTCTACATCTTCAAATTTTTTATCAATCTAATCAAATCTACTTCTTGCTGTAGTCTATAAATTAGTAATTGACTCTTTTAAATCCTTATTAGCATTATCAGCTTCTTCACGAATTATTCTTCTAAAAGCCATTCTAGGTCTTTTAGATACAACTCCAAAAAAAGTTACTAAGGTAAGAATAAGTCCTGCTGCCCCGCCAATAGCTTTTAAAAAAGCATAAATCCCTGCTAAAGTCATTTTCTCACCCCTTGTCTTTTAAGATTATCTATATGAAATTTATCTTTTACAACATATTCTGGAGTAAATAAAACTTTTTTTAAAGTTAAATCTTCCAAATCCCAATACGGAATCCTAATTAAAGGAATGTGATGCATTAAGCAATATTTATTTTTTCGTCTATCCCACTCTTGTTGTCGTTTAAAACCAGATATGTTTTTATGAAAATAGGGAATATATTCATAATGTTGTTTTCCATCAAATTCAACTAAACATATTAAACGTCCATTTTTATATAAACCAAAATCAAAACGTAATGGAACTTTTTTCTTACCAGTTAAATCGTCAAATATAACTTCTCTTTCAAATTGAATGCCGCCGCGGCGAAACAAGTTAATTAATTTTTGTTCTCCTTTTGACGTTTTATTCGTCATTCATATCGTCTCTACGCATAGGCGGTCTTTTTGGGGGAGGACAGGGTGGCTTAGGTAAGAACACTGGGTATAGAATTGGAGTAGGAGCAAAACTATGATCTAGCTCAGGTACGTGTCGTGGTTCTATATGATAGGTCGCTAAATGATAAAGTTTTGGATGGCAAGGTTTATAAGGTGGGTGGTCTTTCCAATGTAATTCCATTCTCTTCCAACCTTGTTCTTCCGTCAAATGTTTATCTGCTTCGAAGAAATCACAATTTAAAATAGCTGAAAAATGAGTAGTATCAATT